TATATATAGTATACCCAATAAGTTGCCCCAATGCGTTGCATATGGGGCTTTTTTAATGCGTATACTCAGTAAGTCGCAAAGTTAATCATACGAATAACCTAAAATATAAAAAATATCCCTTAGTTGCTAGCAAATGTGTGGGGGGGTGGGGTGACCCTTCGTGTGCGTATATCATTGTTTTTATTTATTTTTATTTTATATTGCAACCTTTCATTGAAACAACAACAAACAACTTCAAAACAATTTGCAACAAGCTATTTAATACCTTTATTGCATACGCAATGCATATACTCGTATAAAATCATTTGCCAAATTACTTGTATGATTTATTTTTAAGTGATCTAGAGGGTTAATCAAAAATAGTATTATTTAATATTTAATCAGAGATTTAATAACAATTACAACAAGCTATTTATTTATTATTAATTGCATAAAAAAACCCCCCATAAATTAATATGAGGGGAGTTTGGGAGGAAAATATATTATAGTTATATATTAATTAAGATTAGATGAAAAGTATTTAATCCTATAATCTTGCATTGATCTATTTACTTTTTCTTCTATTCTTTTATTTGCTCTATAATTGTTAGCATCTTGCAACCAACAAGCAACGCAAATATTTTTATTATCTTCTTGAACGAATAAATATCTTGATTGCTTTTTATTACAAGCAGAACAATGAACTATATCTTGAGTAAAATCAGCCATCTTAATAAGTCCTATCTTCAGTCTTAACAATGAAATTATCTTTATCATCTAATTGATAGTCTGTTAATTTAAATTGTTTACTAGTTGTTCCATAGCAACCAATGCCTTGAGCATCTATTAATTCATTTAAGCTATCAATTTGCATTTTTAAAGATCTTACTTGAAGAGCTATTAAATTAAGGTCTTTATAATCATTTACAATCATATCATCTAATTTTGCTTTATTTATTTTAATAAGTTTTTGCATTTTTTTATCCTTTGCAAGTGGTTAAAATTAAATATTAGTTGTTTAAATCGACTAATGAATAAACATTAGAATTAATCTTTTTCTGTGTCAAATGTTTATTTTCATTTAAAAATATATTTCTATACTTTCCAGTTGTACTTGAATAATCCCAGTAATTAACATCTAAATATATTTTCTTTTCAGTTCGCATAGCAATAACACTATCATAACTTTGAAAATACTCAGCATCAGGAGTAAGAATTATAAATTGATTAGGTCGATTGTTTATGTTTTTAACTTTGACGTATCCAATGCCATAAGTACTAGTTTTATTTTTTATCATTTTATTTACCTTTCAGTTTTTATTTTGTTCAGGAGTATAGACACAAAAAAAAGGAGATGTAAACACCCCCCCTTTTAATTTCTTGTTTGTTTTTTTTAAGCTGAGAAAACAGCTATTAAAAATAAAATTGTTAGAATAATTAATGCAACTAGAATTTTATAAATATATAAAAGTGTCTTCCAATCCATAATTATGCAACTTGTTGCAATTCTTGCCAATGTTCAGAGTTAAGCAAATTGCGTACTTTATTTTGTCTGTGTAATTGTACAGTGTGTTTGCTTTTTGTCTCACCTAGTGTTTGGTCTTTGCCATCAATGTCAGTGTACTTAGCATCAGTATGAGTAGACCAATAAGTCAAAGCATTATAAGCACTCCACATATTTGCACCACAATCTTGACTTTCTTTTTGGAATACTTGCGTCATAAAATTCAATAACTTATTATTGACTTTATACTTGCTATCGGCAACCAAGCGACTACCCACACCACGTTCAACTTGACATAAAGTATTTGTTAAGAATGTCGCAAATTGTTTATCTGAAATTGGTGACAGTTTCCATTCTTTCATCTGCTCTTTATTATTATTCCAAGATGACAAGCTAGTATTGGCATTGTTAAGTAAGGCATCGACATTTAAATTTTGTGTATGTAAATGCTTTTGTTGATAGGATTTTTCTCCACCAAATACTTGAGTGTTTCGACATAGTGATCGATAAGCACCACTGAATACTTGGAAAGCCCAAGACATATCGACAGAATTAAAAACATCTAATCGACATTTAACTAGATCGTTTTGTCCCACGTCCATCTTGAGATCATTAAAATGAATGGTGCGACTTGCTCTCCTACCATTCTCAAATACTCGATCAATTACTTCAACATTGTTCAAAGGCAAATCACTGTTATCCTGCAAATGGTTTCCCTGCTTTTCAAATAATTCTGAATGATTAATTAATTTATAAGTATCTGAAATTGGTCTACAATTCAAAACATCGCCTGTATGCGTTGAGATCAATGCTCTATAATTATCAACTTTTTGCATCGTTCCCATACCCACACCAAAAGGTTTATCTACAAACAATGGTGTAGGTTCAACTGTTCCAACATCTTCAAACAATCTAATATTTCTTACATCATCATGAATAAACTCAACACCATTTGGCATTTGTTTATAGCCATTATCATCAAATGATACAGACCATTTTGGGGGAATGTTAGTCTCGAATGGTTGAACATTAGTTTCAACTTCCTCAATCATTTCTTCAATATCTACTTGCTTATCCATTTACTTTTCCTTTCAATTAAAGCTTTGTTTACAATACTTTCAATATCAATATTAGTATCAATTAAAACATCTAGATCATTACCACCAATAAAATCTAAATAGGAATTATCTAAATGTTCACGTATTAATTTAGCAACTTCAACTTCTAATCTATAGCTAAAGTTTTCTAAAGGTGTGTTTTCTTGAATAGGATCACTCATAATTATGCACCCCTCTGAATTGTTAGTTCTGAGAGCATACTCTCCAACTGATCACCAATTTTATCTTCAAGTGTTGAAGTATCCATATAGTCCATAAC